GAGTAACCGGACAGGGCGATGAGGGCGATTGCTTTTGCTTCTATCTAAAACCACACTCAAAAGGTGTGAGAGGCGTAGCTATCGGGAGTCCAGACCCATTGACTTCATGGCCCGAAATGCGAAACCAAACAGGGTTTTTGGCATAAATCACCACCTTGCCCCACCCCCTGACCTCGCCTAAGCGGGGATTTGAAACCATGCTTCCAATCCCTGGCAGGGGGATCATTCCCTGCCCGGCCGTTTACTACCAGCACACGGGACCGACTCCTACCAGTGCAGGCCCTCAAGAAACAGCCACATCTACACTTGAACACATGATCCCAGCAAAATGGACCGTTTCCCGTTGCCCCCCCCCCCAGGGGCCGATGCACTCTTCATCTACAGTGGAGCTGAATGCTTTTGGCCATGGAGTGAAGGCAACGGGCAACAAGGTGGACAGGTTCAGGAACTGGTGCTTTCACGCACGGCGCAGCCTACGTGTCGTTGCGTTGGCTGGCGCCGGAGTGGCTGTGGCCGCGTCTGGGACGCTGGCAGCTGTAGGCTTGGTTGCAGCTGTCGGTGCCGCAACTGCGTCACTCACCAAGAAGCCCCACGATCCAGTTCCCGATAAGGTGGAGGCCTATGTGGCCGACATGCTCGGGGTCAGTGATTCGGTGCGCTTCGATGGGAAGTTGGCGGAGGAGCACCTGGACGAGGTGGACAGGGGGCTCACGCAGTCAGCGGTGAAGTGGGTGCACGAGCTGAAAATGCACTTTGGGGAGCTCAAGGACACGTCGGCGGACCGCATTGTTGCGAAACGCTGGCTGGCGGAGCAGATGAAAGCGGCTGATATGCGCACAAAGGACGCAGTGGCCCTCATCCCCACGGTGGTTGAACTCATGTTCCTTCCGACGCTTGATGAGCTCCTGGCGGTGATGGTTCGGCGCAGCAGGGTGGGCGGCCTGATGAAGGCACTCTGCCCACGTAGTGCTGCATAGGGGGGCCCCGTGTTGGTCCCTGGAGTAGAGACGAAGGTTGACTGCAAACCTTATCTCGCCAGTTGTGGCATCCAGGTGAAACCTCGCGGGGTCATCCGCACCAGGTGGTTCCCAGTTTTTCGAGGGGTTTCTGGGCCACTGCGATTTTCGGTGCATAATAACTCCCTCAACAACGGGATCCGCGCATTGGTGGAGAGGGTGTTCAGGTCACCCGATCCGGACGGCAACTACGTGCCGCCACCACCTTGCGTGGCACGACCGCACCTCACACTGAGGGGGTTCAAAGCAGCTGTGTGCAAGCATGTTGGTGCGCACCGCCCGGTGTCTCGGGACCAGTTCCTGGGGTACTACACGGGCCGGCGCCAGCAGGTGTACATGCAAGCTGTGAAGAGCCTGGAGGAACGCCCCATCACTGAGGCGGACTTTGGTGTAAGGAAGGCGTTCGTGAAAGCGGAGAAGATTAACTTCACCGCAAAGCCTGATCCCGCGCCTCGGGTCATACAACCTCGTGACCCCAGGTATAACGTGGAGGTGGGGGTTTTTGTGCGGCCCCTCGAACATGCGATTTACAAAGCGATCGAGGAGGTCTTCGGCGGACCTACCGTCATGAAAGGCTACTCTGCGGAGGGGGTGGCCTCGGCTATGCGCGCCATGTGGGACCAATTCTCGGACCCCGTCGCCGTCGGCTTGGATGCATCACGATTCGACCAACACGTTCGGGCAGAAATGCTCGAGTGGGAGCACAGCGTGTATACGCAGTGCTTCTCGGGGCCGGACCGCAAGCGATTGCGGTGGCTCTTGAAGGGTCAAATCCACAACAAATGCTTCTTGCAGGCGGACGACGGGCGGCTGAAGTACCGAGTACACGGGAGCCGGATGAGCGGAGACATGAACACGGCGCTCGGCAACTGCCTCATAATGTGTGCTCTTGTGCACAGGTTGGGGGAGGAGCGGGGTGTCAAGCTGCGTCTCGCAAACAACGGCGATGACTGTGTGGTCTATATGGAACGTCGTGACCTACGGGCGTTCACAACCGGGCTGCGGGACTGGTTCCTGACCTACGGGTTCAACATGAAGGTTGAGGCCCCGGTGCACGTGTTCGAGCGAGTGGAGTTCTGCCAGGCACACCCCGTCTATGACGGTGCCGGGTGGGTGATGGTGCGCAACCCGCACGTCTCCATGAGCAAGGATGCGGTGTGTGTGGTACGCGATTACGGGCACGGGCCGGCCGCTGAAAAGTGGCTTCATGCGGTGGGGGAGTGCGGGCTGTCCAT